GGTATATTGGGTTATCATCTCTTCCACTTGGTCTACCAGTTCTTGGTAAGCTTTACCTGGATGCTCTTCCAAGGAATGGAAAATTCCTTGGATATAAGAGCCTTCTACGATTACTAGGGTTGTTATTGTTAGTTTCATGACATTAGAATTCTAAGTTAAACAATTGAATGGTAAGCATACTTGGGAATTTCCCTCCTTCGTAATGAATATTAGAAGTATTGGAATAGTTGTGGAAATCATCCTTTAGTGATATCTTGAGAATATCCAATAGCAATGGATATAACTTGTACTGGTTAGCATCTAGCCATTCGTTATATTCCTGGATATCCGATTCTGAAGTAAAAGTAGCAGAGAGTTGGATAAATGGTTTATCCAAAGAATCTGGGTTATGGATATTTGTCTTAAGCCAAACCTTGGAAAGCATGTGGGATTCCTTTTGCATTAGATTGACTGAACCAGTATTTTGCCATTGTTCGTATTGGTAAATTGTGATACCGGTTTTAAGGGCTGTTGTAATGTTGTTCAAGTTCATGACTGCCTAAATTTTAAATGAATAATATATTTCTTTTCTCTGATGCAAATTTAATACTTTATTTTTAAATATGCAATATCCCTGATTACTTAGCTGAGGCTTCTATTGGGTATCTGATAGAGCCTTTTCTGGATAAGGAAGAGGCCATTAATGGATTTTACATATTTCGCATCTTTACGGAAGGCATCTGGATTCTTTTTCTTAAACTGATGCCACCAATCATCATATTCTTCAAGGGTTTTGAATACCTTGTTTAAATCCTTAGTGGGACCTGTTAATTGAATGGTCTTAGGCCATACTTTAACATCTATTCTCTTACCTTCATCGAAATATATACGAGAGGGTATAATTACTTCATCTGGACCTGGGTATGGAGTTGTGCTCATAATTTCGTTATTGTAAAAGTTATGTAATTGTCTTTAGTTATCACAAATGTAATGATAGCATTACCTTGTATTGAAATAGATAGAGATTCAGGAGTATCTGCTAATATGTAGTAACTTAAGAAGTTAGCTCTAAGCAAATTAGTAAGTACTTCCCTTAGTCTGAACAAGATACAATTATCAGGATTACCATAGATTACTGATTGAAGATATTGGTCCTGATGATTAAGATGGTACC